TTCTTGGAAAATAATATCGAATTGGTCTTTTCCATAACGCACATCTCGAGAGAGCTGAGTAGCAAAATTATTTAAATCCCATCTATATTTTTTAATTTTGCGTTCCAGCTCCATATCTTCAATTTGTTTTCTCAAACTTTTAATATCTTCGGACAAAATACTAATTGATTCTAAAATTTCTTTTGTCGTTTTTTCGTTTTTTGAGCGATAGTTAAGCTGCGTTTTTTCAAAATCGGATTCTTGCTGCTTAAGGTCAGTCAATTGATTACGAACATCTTTTCTGTATTCTTTTTCTTCTTTTTTAGATTTTTCCCACGGAGGAGTAATCTCAAAGGTGGTAAAGAACTTATCCATTCCAGCCTTCAAAGTGGTAGCTGCCGCAATAAAGACAACAATACCACTAAGAATAGCTATGTAATCTATAGAAGTTAATTGCGTAAATGCTTCGAGCATGAGCAGATCACCTCTTCTAGATTATTTCTTTTGCTCCCATTTATTAAGTCCATCAGGTTTCACGAGTAATCCCTTTTTCGCAAGAGTAAGCAGAGCGGCTTTAACTTCTGCGCTGTCGGCATTTGCGGAAGCAATCTTAGATAGATTTGGTTTTCCTGCGCCGTAACCTCTCTTATGCAAGAACTCTGTAAATGATTTAATTGCTTGATTTTTTAAAATCCCAAAATATTTCACACCATCAACTCTTTCTTTTGTGTAGTCTTTCTGTACGGCTGCAGTAGCCTTTGTTTCTTTTTTCTTAATAACTTTAACAGGAGTTGTAAAAAGCTTTTTCTCGGCTGTTCTGCGGCGTGTAAGCCCTCTATATACTCGTCCGCCAGCTTTATTATATTCCATCATTTTACTTGCAATGGTAGAACGAGAGCGAGTTCCGTTAGCTGTTAAGCCTTTGATGCTTCCAATGTTGTAGCAAAAGCTGACAAGCGCATCAATTTCGTTCTGATTCCACTTATATTTGTCATTATATTTCATGACGAGGGGAAGGTATTTTTGTGTTAAAGACTTTTCTAGCCATGATTCAGCGGTAGCTTTGCTAATTGTTAAGCCGGATTTAATAGTTGTCTTTGTAATTGACTTATCAGAATTGGTAATGCCGTAACCTATTGTCCACACACCCACTTCGTCTTTATAAGCCCTTAAATAGCAACCTTCGAATTCTTTTACTAAATCTAAGCAGTTCTTAGTAATTTTCGCCATCTAAATCATCATCCTCAATTTCGTCGTATACATAGTCTTTAGAATCGTCGTATTCTTCATCTTCTTCGTCGTCAGTATCTTGTTCGGAATATTTAGCGACAAAATCTTCCAATTCTGCAAGAGTGATTTTACCGTCCTTTAAAATTTGCATAACGTCATCTGCAACTTGCGCTGGCTTTGTAATGCTCTGGTTTTTGTACCAAGAGTAGATAATTCCGGCAACACCAACAATAGCAGTAACCCATGCGGCAATTTCATTTTCATTGATGTTGATTACAGGTTTTCCCATAATATTTAACACGTAATTCACCATCGTAAAAATAAGAACAACAGCACTAACATATGTACTAGCCTTAATATCTTTTACATTAATCTGTTCTAAAAAATTCTTTAATTTGTTCATGTGTAATACCTCCTAACTAATTTACAAGCAATAAAAAAGAGAGTAGTAAACTCTCCCGAATAAATAACAATATCTTTATATTTATGCTCTTTTCACAATCACATATCCAGCTCCGTGAGCCGTTCCTTTCCACCAGTTAGCCTGATTTTTTCTGCCAGCTTTACCATGTAATACCGTTTTAATAAGCCAGTTCATAGTAACTTTTTTTGTCGTACCATTTGTCGCAACAACATATTTACCGTCAACGCTTCGCCCAATAATCACATTTGTATGAATTGGATTTTTTTGCTCAAGTAATACGATATGTCCGTCATGAATCGCCTTCTGAATATTATTTCTAATCCGCTTATTTGCATCTGCCGGACAACCTTTCCAAGTAGCAATTTTCTTTCCTGCAATTTTATTAACAGCCTTTTCAATCCCGAAAATAGTAAGCTTACTGCCAGTATATCCGCCCAAGTGTTTTTTTGCGTATGAATATACTTCATATGGGGATTTTGTAATTCCTCTAAACTGTAAAGCGATAGAAGCAGCCGCCATAGAACAACCGTGCTTTTGGCAAAACGCTCCGAACTTCTTTTGTTGCGGAATTTTGATTCTTCGTGAGGCTCGTCCGGATGCAATGACAACCAATTTTGGATATTTTGCGCTGTCACGATTTTTTACTTTTAAAACCAATCCTCTGAGATATCTGCCGTTAGTAAAGCCGCGTTTTCCTTTGTAAGAAATCTTTACGAAAGGAATGTTATCTTTCCAGATAATTTTAGCTCCGACAACCTCAACATTTGTATTTGCAGGAGCAGTGCATACGACAGAAGCAGTTTTGGAAGCCGCTTGTCGAATATTAATTTGCGAAACCGTTTGTAAAACCATAGGTATCACCATCCTTTACGCAATTAAAAAAGACCCCACCAAAAAGTAGAGTCATAAAATCATTATTTAGTTTCTTTATCTTTCCCATCGGTATCATTGTGTGAAATTTGCAAACTACCGATTTGACCTCCAGTGCAACTTGTCTAGCCAAACAAGTAATTATCTCCATATATATTATCTTTTTCATTGTTTATATTTTTCAATCTACATCACCTCCATTTATATCTCGGCTTTTCTTCGCCAAACCATTTCCATCTAACAAAATCATCAATAATAATAGCAATCGCACTCAACGGCAAAAACAATAGAGCAAACTGCGGACAAGTCTGACCCAAAATATTTCCCGGTAAACCGCTATAATCCCATACGTTCAATCCAAGCCAAAGATTTACAATACATCCTGTAATAAACTCAGCACTTAATATAAACGCTTCAACTCTTAATACTTGTTTCCAGAACGGATAATCCCATTCAATTTGTTCATTCTGTAGTCCTGCGTAGATAAAACAGATACCACCGCAGATAATCATGCTATAGTGAGAATACCCACGCCAAAGAATTTCAATGCCGTAATATGTATAACCGCCAAGCAGAAAGAGTATAAGGTATTTAATAAAGATTTTAATATTATGCGTTTGAATCACCTTCTTTCGTTTTCTTCTTGCCAATATCTTCTTTTACATTTATAATATAAATAAATGTTTTTTATTCGTCATAAGGCGAGAAAGGAGAAGAGTATGAAAAGAATTAAAAGACTGTTGGTTATGTTATGCGTTATTATTCTTGGTATGACAGCGGCTCCTGCAAGAGCGGAAGTTATTGAAGTAGATAAACCGGCTGAACCAAAGGAGGTTACAGTTCAGGAAGTAAAACTTGACAAAGCAGTTTATCGAGTGGGAGAATCGCCTATTTTGATGATTAAATTTAATGGTTTAAGTAATAGCGATATATCTAACATAACTTCTGTCTACGTTAAAGGTCAGAGACTTTTGTATGCATTAAAATATGGCGAGAACGGATATTTTCAAGGTGAATTAAATCCATGTGTAGAAGAGGGGAGAAAAGGGATAACCATTACAGGGATTACAATTAAAAGCGACGATATTAAAATTGCCGTTAAATCTAGCTCTATAAATCTAAGAATAATTACAAACAACAACTGTTCTGATGGAAAACATGTTATATATAAAAATGGTTGGGAGATAATAAAACCAGCAACTTGCACGGCTTCTGGAGAAAAAGTGATAAAATGTAATATCTGCAATCAAATTGTGGAAAGTGAAAATATTCCAATGATTCCTCATAAGGCAAGCGTCGCACCTAAAGTAATATCAGAAGGAAATAAAAAATATATTATATATAGGTGTAGCTGTGGGAAAATACTTAATAAAGAATTGCTTTCTCAAGAAGCTCCTAAACCTCAAAAGAAGCAAAAGACATACACAACTAAAATTAAGTTTTATAAAAAAAGTATTACTATTAAAAAAAGAAAAACTATTAAACTTAAATATATTCGTAAACCAGTTAATGCTCAAGATATATTAATTTGGAAATCCTCAAATCCTAAAGTGGTAAAAATAATGAAAAATGGGAAAATAAAAGGGTTAAAACGAGGAAGAGCTATCATCGCAGTGAGAACTATCACAGGGAAGAGGTCTAAGATAATTGTAAAAGTAAAATAAAGAATAAAAGACCCTTATAAGTTGGGTCTTTTTTAATTGTATTCATCGGCGTATTTATTTACATAATCCAAAACATGAACAAATATATCCGCAATTTGCACTCTAACAGATACTTTTTCTATAGGAGATATATCAAATGCAACAACATCTCCTTTATTTAAAGACAGTATGTACGTTTGAAAATTTGTTATAGAAAAATTTCCTCTAGATGAAAATGAAGCAGCATATCTTGGCAGTCTAGTATTATTAACGAACGGGACAAACTCGACTCGCTTATCCGCAGACCCATTTACTCCAGAATTCACAGAAAATCTTACTTGAAAACAATAAACTCCTGTTCTGTTTATTTTAATCTTTTCATTGCTCATTTTAGTATGGAATGAGCCAAATGTTTTCCCTCCGCCGGTTGTAAAAGCAGATAAATCGTAATACTTGTTATTATTTGTACCGCAGTCTCCATAACCATTTCCATAATAATGACACACTTCTCCTGCATGGCAGGAGTTGATTTTGTCTTCGGTTATTTCTGCAACGGTTTCGTTATATCTTGTGAAAAGAATATGATTTCCCGTATATGAAATACCTTCTTCGGATACCTCATCTAGTATTTCCAGTCCATTATAAGCACTTAATAAAAAACTATAGCCACTTTTATCGGTTTCTTCTCCGTATAATATATATCTAGATGTTCCTTGAATAGAATCTCCGCTTATCGTCAAAGAATCAGATTCACTTGATAAGATTTTTTGTTTTGAAGAATCGGAATATTTTTTCTCATTAAATTCTGAAATGATTTTAGAAGAGTCTGATAATATAGACAAAGAGTAAAATGAATCGGATACATAATACTCTGTTGTCTCTGTGTTTGAATAAGACGAATTTATGCTATTCTTCCCAATATTCCAGCCACCAATATCTCCATAGACACAATGCATCCATCCATCTGCATGAACATAAAATGGCCATTCATCTCCAGAAGATTTGTTTTTATCATGAACAGTTAAAAAATCTTTATTGTTGTTTGTTCCTGGGCAAACATAGACAGTATAATCATCGGTGTCTTTATAAAAGCTGTCAGAAGTAATTTCCCATCCTGCGATTTTACCTTTAGAAGAATAGAAACTACCATCATATCCAACTCTAAACGGTGCATCATCCATAGTTAAAGAACCTGCCCAAAAAGCCTGAGAACTACCGCCTAAACCTGCACAAGTTACATCAGTATCTCCAGTAACTAAAGCCAAATTGTCAAGATTAAATTTCCCAATTTTGCCCGATTCAGCCGTAATATTGCCCACAACAGTAGCTCCTTGTAATGTTGCGATTCCATCATTATTAACAATAAATTTATCATTAACATTAATTGATCCGCCAACTACTGTTATATCATTTGCAATAACTTTTCCTGCATTATCCCATTTTAAATATTTACTATCAAAACTACCATCCGCAAGATTTAAGAAACTACCAGATTCACCAACTACATAATTCTTAGATTTCAATGCATCAGCCATAATCTTTTCAGCCGTAATAGAGTTTGCCGTTAATTTATCTGCCGTAATAGAATCAGTAAGAATAGAATTACCGTCAATAATTGTAGCTTTTGCCGAATTAGTAAATTCATTTGGCTCGGAATTCAAAGACTCAACTTCTTCGACCATAATTCCATCGACCCAGAAATTAGCATTTTTACTTAATTGATTATATATCGTAGGAACAATACTAATATAATAATAACTATTTGTTTTGTCTGTTACAGTAAATGTAGTAATTGCTCTTTGCCATGATGTATTTGGAGTGATTGTGGTGCATCCTTTAGGAAAAGAAGGTTTTTGAGGATTAAACAAATACGACTCAATATAACAAGTACCTGTTGCGGCATCTATTTTTGTTCCATGTGTAATCCAGTCAATACCAAAAGATACATTTTGCTCAGAATCAGATTTGACATATGCTGTTATCTGATAAGTTTTTCCTTGTTCTACCTTTATACATCCATAATTATTTTCTTTGTTCCCCAAATAAACCCTAACACGATCTTTCGCCGTTCCAGAAATTTTAAGAGAATTACTACCTTGCCAATATGTAGAACTATCTATTGCCACAGAATTGCTGTCAAATTTTGCATAACAAATAGCCTCATCAGTAGATTTAATACTTTCAAAATCTGCATAACCTGTAGAAGCATACAAGTTCTTATATACTTCACCTTTCGCAGTATTCATAAAAGTAACGATACCATTTAAATTAATATTTTTTGATATTAGACTGATTATCCTATCTGTAAGTTCAAAATTGGACTCACTTGTTCCACTCTTTACAAGCCATGAAAATTTTGTTGCTGTCTGTTCTTCTACGGTTTTAATGTTATGAGCAACATCTTCGGGAGAAGGAGAGTAGGAAGTAGATTTTGTCCCCTTCTCAATTTTCAGTGTTTCGATGTCTGCCAGCAAAAATGAAAAACGCATAAAAGCCGCGCTGTCCGGTATCTGAAGCATTTTTCTCTTTGATTCTTGACTATCCTGAATTTCTGATTTTACCCCCGAAAGAAAGACTTTATCGGAATTGTAAAAACAAGTTGCTGGGGCAGCTCCTAAATTTGTAAAGCCAGACGCGATGTAGTAATCCATCCCACTTAAATCAATGTAGTCGGAATATCCCCATGCAGAATCTTTTATTTCTACGTTTTCTGAACTTAAATACTTACCTTGAATTGTTGTGTTTTGAACAAATAAGTTCACGCCACCCAGTTCTAAGCTATCGTATTGTTGTTTAACTTCCCGCTTAAAGCCGTACATATTCTGAGTAGAAGTGGACATAAACTCTGAAATAGTTTGTTTCTCATCTTCGCCAGTATCTGGATTAATAACCTTAAAAAAGTCGGCTTTTCCCACTTTCGTCTCAATATCGAGAGTATTTTTGCGCGCAATCGTTTCAAGAGTTTTAATCGAAGAAATATTGTCTTCTGGAGCGGGACTCCAATCAGTTGCTTTTTCACCGTATTCTAATTTGACATTTTTCATTCTAAACGTGATTTTAGCTTCTTTTTCTGCGCTTGAATTGTAGAATTGAATCGAAGCCGTCGTACCAACCGATTCATCCGCCTGTTCTGGGATAGTCATTGTTTTTTCGACATGATACCAAGCACCGAGTTTACAGCCTCCTTCTCCGACAACAGGAAGGTTGTGCATTGTAACGGCACGCCAAGCCCCAATCGCTGAACTATCTGTAGAATTAGTATAACGCTGTCCAATCCAGAATTCGCTACGATCTGAACCTGTAGGGAAATTCCATTCAGTATACATAATATCATACGAAAAAGTAACTTTTTCTCCAACTTTATAATCTCTGCAGTCAAGCAGAAAACCGTCGGTTAAATTTACGTTAGAATATTGTTTTTTTGAAGTTAAAGTATGTTCTCCATATCCTTGCTCAGTTTTGCTGAAATTCTTAAAAAATCCTTTTTGATATTCTCCGCTACCAAAAGATATTCTATTGCGGCCATCAATTCCGCTAGTGTCAGCGTCTTTTCCGTCTCTCATTTTTTGAATCGTTATTGTGTCATAATATTTCTCATTAGATGAAAGGCATCGTAGCGTGATAGAAGTAGTTTCGGATGTAAACAAATCACAATTTTTTGAAACGATTAAGGAAGTAGATGAGAGAGTGAATCCGTGAGTTCCAGTCTTTATGTCTGTCCAACTTGAGCCGCCAGTCACGCTATATTGCCATTTAGAAAATGATATGCCTCCTTGAAGAGACGGAGAGAGCGTAATAGTGTCCGGAGAATAAGTTTCCCCGCCATCTGAACTTTTGAAAATAGTAGAACTTGCAGTAATTTTAACGGATTTGGTTGCTGCGCCAGATTTTTGGCAACTCCAAGAAAATGTTTTTATCAATGTTTCGCCGTTAAGAGTTACCGGAATATCAAAGCTTCCCGAATCAGCAGGTAAGATAACTCCTTCTTTTACGGAAAATGTGATTCTATTTGCGTTTTTAGATATCGTAATTCCGTTAGCAGATTTAATCTCTCCAATCGTAAAGTTCGGATTAGAGACCTCTCCTTTTATGACGCTCACATCGGTATAATATGATAAGTTTTCTGAAACTTTTCGGTTTTCGTCCGTTGGAAATTGTTGCGCTTCATTCGACAGATGAATCGAGAATGGCTCGTTCACAATAGTAATAGTAATATCTCCATAAGCACTTACTTTCATTAATCCACCTTCTTTCTAAACGCTAATCTTGAACAATATTTTCTCCGTTCTCATCCATGAATGTGAGCATAAATAAATCATCAACACTAAGAATAGTATCTTTCGGTAATGAGTCTGCAAATTCATCCAGATCAAATAATCGAATGGAATAAATCTCAGTTTCTTTTGAGAGCTCTTCGATTTTTTCGCTCATCTCTTTATTTTTTTGCTGATATTCCTCTCGGAATTCTTCTTTAACAACGCGGTTCACAATCTCTTTTTCTTCTCCAGATTCATCTTTTTTCATTTCTTTAACTTCTCTGGATTTTTCGTCAGTAAGAAAGCCTTTCTGAACATCGTCCCACATTTCGCGACATACTTTTTCGAATGACTGAGCATTGTCGATTAAAGCGGAAATATTGCGCTGTAAATTAAGGCGCAACTTCATCGGAAGTTCTTTGTTACTATCACTTGGCTTAAAGTTATTATTGTACCAAGAAACAATTTTTAAAATCTGATAATTTGATAACTCTACTTTTCCTGTCTTTGTCATAGTTTCTCCTTTTATTCCAATTACTCAAATGAGAGCGTGATATTTTCTACTTCTTCAATAGTTTTTGCTTTTTGAATAGTTTTTTCATATGATTGTTGTCGCTCGACCAGAGGAGTTACATAAGCATCAATTTCCATTGCAAGTTTTGTCAGTTCTTCAACAGTCCAATCTTCACATACATTCCCCACATCGTTCCACTTTAAGAGAGGATATTCAAGTGATTGCTGGGAATATAAGTTGTACATGGCCATTTTGGAGGTTAATTGGCGCTGCTTTTCTTCTGTAACGGTGTAGTATCTTCCTTCCGCATATTTCGCATCAGAAAATAAAGGATGGGAAGATAAGTATCCTGCTAAAGCATTTTTAGATTGTGCGATTTTTTCGAGCTTCAAATTATCTAGCTCTGGATTCGCCGCATAATCGAGATATTTGTCCGGATTTATCATTAGGTCGTCTAAGTTAATAGAATCTCTGTTTACAACAAATTGATTGTAGTCGTATTCTATATATGAAATAGGAGATGTATTACCAGAATCTCCTAAATCTGGAGAATCGACGATTTTCTCTTTCCCATTTAAGCAGATAAATACATACAGCAAATCTTTATCAGCAATAACTTGGACAGGCTGTTGCTTTTCCATAAAAAGTTCCTTTGCCATAGTTGCTCACCACCTTTTTACATATTTTAACAATTTTAGATATATTATATTTTTTATTAATTTTGTTACTGTCGCTGTTTATAATTTGACCCCAATAGGAAATAACTCGCCTTGCCCAGAGAATAGGAATGGCTTTATGCGTACCAATTAATTTTCCTACCTTTAAGAATGTACGACGGATTCGCTTGAATGTTCTTCTCCGTATCGTTGTGTGCCATCTATATATGCGATATCCCATCATGTCTATAAATTGAGTGTCGCTATCTTTTACATCAATTTTTGAGACAAACCAATCTACTTTGATTTCTAATCCTAATTTGTCTTTCGCATATTTTATTAGCTGCTTAACCGCCTTATGGATATCTTTCGAATTTGTTGACATAAGCATGATATCGTCCATGTAAAATAGCTGGTGTTTTACTAAAGAAATATATTCTTTTTCACCAGTTTTCCGTTTCTTTCGATAACGATGCATATGACTGATTTCGTGATATAGCTGAGATAAATAGATGTTACATAAGAATTGAGAGAGATATGAACCGATAGATAATCCCTTATCGAAGGTACTTATTAGGGTTTCTATAAGCCATAATAGCAAGTCATTTTTGATTCTTTTACGGAGAAAATCCATAAGCATTTTTCTGTCAATGCTTTCGTAACACTTTCTAATGTCTGTTTTCGCAAAATATTTAAGCGATTTATTTCTTAACCATCTGCGAATTTTTCTAACTCCATAAATACAACCTTTTCCTTTTATTGAAGCGCATTGATTTGCTCCGATTCGACACAAAATAGGTTGCAATCCCTCAACTGCAATATAGTCATATATTTGTTGTTTTATATTCTGTATTCCAATTTTCCGCTCTTTGAAAGACGATGGGTCAATTTTTGTTTTGTACCATATTGGAGGAAATTTTAAATCTCTATTTGATAATTCAAATTGGATAGAATTGATTATTTTTTCTACAATCCATTTCAGACTATCTTTGCCGTATCTATAGAAAATACAATAAATTTGGTTTCTTGTAAGTCCGCTTTCAGCGGAAAATAAGTCTAAAACATCGTTTCGTCTATATTTTCCTTCTAAGCAAGAATATACAGCTCTGCTTATAAGCTTTCGATCACTTATATCAATATCTTTACAGTATCGTTTCGTTGTACTAAGACCTCGTTTCTTTTGTATTATCCTTGATAACTTAACGATTATCTTTAAAAGGCTTTTCGGTTCTTCGATTTTCTACTACGCCCAATCATAGCCACATAACACTATGATTCCCATTCTTCTGCGGATAAAGAAGAACAGGTTGGTCTTATAAAAAGAATTTTTCGCGCAACGGCGAAGGTATGAAAACATAACAGACTTTTCGTCTGCGAATTATGATGTCAATAAAATAAAATTGAATTTTGATAATTCCGGCAGCCGTAATTCCAGTTCGTCCTGTCGAGCCTGTTCCTGCAATTCACATGAAAGCCAGCATTACGTCCATTCCTGAGATTACCGCCGACAGACACCATAAGTCCCTATAATTATATTAAATAATAAAATAAGAGGGGAATGCCCCTCTTTTACAGTCTTCGCTTTGTAAAATTCACCCCTGAAAGACCAGGATAACTAATCGCGGCAGCCGAAAGCCCAGTACGTCCAGTCGAGCCCGTGCCCGCAATACACAGGAAAGCCAGCATTACGACCAGACCAGAGATTACCGCCGACTAAAAATTCTCTGGAACCGGAAGTATTGGCCCCTCCAGCGTAAAGAAAAGAGCCGACTCCTTGTGAGCTACTAGAACCAATGCTTGAAGGATACCAAGCACCTGTGGAGACATCAATAGAAATATCTCCAATCCAATAGTCAGCACCTTTTCCATCTTTGGACGCAGGAATATTGCCTACTTTTGTATATGTCTGCTTGATAACGGAATCAGAGGTACTACGAGCAACTCCTTTTGGACAAACATATACGTCTTTGCTATAGTCGGATTGAAAGAACATTACAGTATCAGAAGCAATTTCATATGCGCCATTTCGATATTCTCGCCCTTGAACCCTGTACGGGTACTTGCCGCTAGTGTTAGACACTGGGGAACCATCGTGTTTTCCGATAACAACATCGGTTGCTCCTGAGTACCACGGCATTGTTGATAAAGTGATATTAGCAGTAACAGAATCTGATAACGCAACGGGAGTAGTATCAAAGCCTGTATCCACGTCTAAATATACTGCCTTATTATTAGCGTCCAAAGCTTCTATCTTTAGAATCCTAACTACTTTTGCGTATTTATGAAGGTTGGTAACTCCTCTGTCTAAATTTACTCCTGTTTTTGCATCATTAAGTTGTCCATATCCTACAGACACAGATGAACCGACTATAAGATTATTTGCTTGACTATTTGTTACTGGGAAATAAACCTCTTTCTCAGAACGAATTATTGAAGCAGAATATTGATAATTATAATTAGTGCATCCCATAAAAATATCTTGAGAATTTTTTGTTGCTCCTTTGATGATATTAAAAATGTACTGAAAAGCTATATGTTCCGCACCTGCACCGTGATATCCTTTTCCTTTTTTCTGGAATTCACTCACCATCTTGTTATGAGATATCCAAAGTTCTGGCTTGGCATTTTTTACAGACCTCAAAACTCCATCGTCTCCGAGGGTTGCATAGTACTTGCTTCCAATACACCATTGAAGTACTTGATTATCAGCAGTTTTACATTCAGTCCAAGGATATAAAATTACATCCGTCCTTAAAGCATGTCTGCTATCTGAGACTGTAAAATCCATATATCCTTCATCCAGATTTGTCTCTACGTTATAATAAAAAGACATCTGAATTGTTCCTACATCGACAGCTCCAGTTGTACGATAATTTTCGTCGCCTTCCAAAGCAGTAGGGTAAGGAGAACCATCATCATTTCTTTTATAATTGCAGTTCATCCATTCAAAAAGCGGATTTTCTCCATTAAGGTAGTCATCTCTTCCTTCAACAGTATCAGTGGAAGGGGAAAACTCTAATCCGGCGTTATCTAAAAGTTTCGTACCAGATGAGATTGGGTTCTTAGAAAATAGCCAGATTCTTGTTCGATAAATTTTCCCAGTTCTTTTGAGGTCGAAATAGTCTCCGATTGTCTCAAGGTGGGGAGTATTATGTAGAACATCATAAAGTACAGACTTATCGACCATATTTTTTTCTAAATTTTCGGTTTTTTCTTCTAAATTTTTAATGCCGAGAATTTCTTTCACCTGAGATTCATTGGCTCGTCTAAAAGTTCCGTTTTCTTCGATATAAAGAGTCGCACCCGAAGTTACATCAGATGCGACATCAACAGTCGTTATTTTTTTTTCAGACATAAATACTCCTTTCCTTAAATTTCTAAATCAGCGAAACAACCGAATGTAGTTTTGCCATCAACCACATCTTTATCTAAATAAATGACTTTGGCAGTAGCGTATGGTTTTGCCGAATCTTTTGCATTTCCTAAAGAATCCCTTCTGTACCATTTATACTCACAAATCGGAAGGTCATCAGACGTAGCAGCCTCCCATGTCGTTCCGTTATATTTCATAAGAGTAACGCTTTTGGTTGCTTTGTCGATTTTATAGAAAAAGTCCCCCTTTGTTGCGCCAGTAGGAGCAGTGATAGAAAATACATCGCTTTTTAAAAGGTCAACTTCTACGCCATTCTGTTCTACTCTAGCGTAAATACATCCAACTCCAACACCATTCACTAACTGAGTGCCGAGGGTGGAATATGGCTCACAAGTGATTGGGTCTGTGCGGTCAGTTACTTCCCAGAACCCATAATAAGTCTTTCCTTTGTATGTTACAGAACATCTGAAGAAGTCTTTGGAATCAACCATATCCGCAGTAACAGTAAGAAAAGAATTTGTTTTTCCGGTCAGTTCTTTATATCCGCTACCGACATATTTATACCACTGATAAGAAATAGGATTCGTGTCGTCAATAAGAGTTTCTCCGGATTCAGAAGTTAAAATGTTTCCAGATTCATCTGTGAGCATAGCTCCAGATTCAGAAGTCATGGAGTCAAATACAGTAGAACCATCAATTAAACGAGTACATAAAGTTACGGTATTAAAATCTTCATTTAAATTCTTGTAAATGACACTTCCAGTTGAGCAGTATACTTGGAATGAAACAGCATTTTCCCCGGCATCGGCTTGGATAGTTTTGGAAAGCTGAAATTTATGAACGGATGTGAGTCCAGAGGCAGTAAACGTGATTGTGATATCTCCAGAGTTGGCTGAGAACAAAGTAGATCCTTTTTTTACATTAAGAACAATCATTCCTCCAGCACTTGCCGTTGCTTCTGTGTTTGACTTTATGGTTACGCCAGATGGAAGAGGAGTACCTACAGTAGCTTTTCCTGCGATACGAGTGGAGCCAGAATAACAATCAAAAGGGATTTCAATGTTCTTTTCCTCCAAAGTTACTCCAGAAGAATTACAAGCGATTCCTTCATGACTATTTCCTAATATTACATTAATAGCGGCTGGGCCTTCCTTACCGTCTTCTCCATCTTTACCGTCCTTAACAACAGATACTGTCTGGTCGTCAAGCATTTTTGTCGTGTTTCCAGACTGATATAATTCACATTTGATTGTCTTGATTGCAGTGGTAGAAGGATTATAGATCTTTGATTGTTCGTCAGAAGTAGAGGTATATTTCAAAGAATATGTTGAACCGTCTGCACTTTCATAAATTTTAAATCTTCCAGAATAGATAGTAGCAGTATTATTACCGATTATCTTTTTGCCAGTAAATGTGATTGCAGAAGGAACAAAAACATCGTTCTTATTTACCTGCATAAAAGAAACGTCAGAGGAAACAGAGTAGATGACAGCATCTTGTCCATCAGAGCCAGAACGGTCTTTGTTGATTGAGAATCTTTTTGTGATTGTTGCATAGCCAGTTCTAGTACATGTGAATTCTACATATCCAGAATCTGGAGTGATTGCAGTTACGGTATATTTATGTCCTTTTGAATCGTATGTACCAGATACTCCTGTACTTGGAGTAGCCGTAATCGTCCAATTTGAAGTGTCATTATCCGCGCCTTTTAAAATCGAGATAACAGTGTCACAGCCATTTAAAGAAGTGTCATAAAGACTTCCGTCTGTTCGACAAGGAACGCTCTGTGTGTCGTTCGATAAAATACAAGTGATAGTAGCTGATCCAGCCGCACCATCACGAAGTTTGACAATTTGATGGATATCGTAAATGTCATTATCAGAAGTTACGAGTTTAATAATTGCAATATCGTTGATGAATACATCGTCTGTTGCATTAACCACTAATTGAGTTGTGGTTGTGGAGTTTGGATATACCGCAAAACTACCGTCTGCTTTTTTATACTGCCATTGTTTGAGAGAAGTATTTACAAGATTCGCGGTAAGAGTAATTGATTTAGCAGATGTAAGAGCACCTTCGCCGTTATATTTAAATACGGTATCTCCGTTAATACTACAATCTGAAAGCTCAGGAGCGGACTTTGAAAGAGAGAATGACATCTGAGATTTTGACTTGATTTCAACGCCATTTGTATTGGGGTCAATATATGAAATGTTGCAAATATATGTAATGATTGGAGTTGCTTCAAGGACATTTTTAGAAACAATCAATTTCCCGTTTGAAGGTGATTCACCAGAAACAAGGTTTGTAACTGAGCCGCTTCCTGCCTGTCGTTGCCATGTGATTGTAAGTCCAGATGCAGTTAAAGATAAGAGCGTATCATTAAAGAAGATAGTAGGTGTTAATACGAGGTTTGTTGTCTCCCAGTTCGGATTATATGAGGGTGTTTGATTTGGGTTATAAAGTACAGTTAAAGGGAGAGAAGAAGTAAGATAAGAAGTAATTCTGCCGACATCCGTTAAGTCGGTAATCGTAATGTCTCCGTAAGCCGAGACTCTAGCCATATTTTTTCCTCCTTAGTTATTTAATTGTTGCGAGTGATGTAATGGTTTCTCCGTTATAGGTAAACGTGCAAGAAAAGTTTGCGCCGTACATTACATCGGTTCTTGTTATAGCGATTTTTTTCGTTCCTTCAGAGTGTTGCTCATTCCAGTATGTGTCACTAGAAGAGTCGAAAGATGTTCTCTTCCAAAGAAAGCACTCAGAATCATAGTTTTCAGTGACTTCGTTGTTATTTTGAAACAGATGCGCTTCAAGAGTTGTTTCAGAAATGCCGTTATTAAAGAATTGACCTTTAGATGCAGAAATTCTTAATTTAAAACTGTTATTGTTTATCTTGTTATCGAGTTCGTTCAAAGAACTTTTTGTGCTCTCTTGAAATTCATTATACGTGAATCCGAATTCGTTTCCGTTTCCATCTTTTATTTGAGTGATGCTGATTTTCCCGTTTTCGTCCGTTTCTATAATTGGAAAATCTAGCTTAGATTTTGAGATTGTATTGTCAGAAATCATTCCGCCGATAATCGTTCCATCAGGAATACCATCCGCTGTAATACCGTTTTCATCAAACATTTTCGTTTTACCGTCACTTCCACGAATAATGAAGTTAAAGTTTCCTTTCCCGTCTTGGCCCATTTGAATTCGGACGTTTCCATCGGAATCATAGAATTGCTGAGTTGCGCCTTTGAACGCAATTGCAGGATTTCCATTTTGAGATATAAGCGTAATCAGTTCGGCGGTTGCAGAATGAGCCATTAAATCTGCGACAGAGATTTTTGCAGCGATTAATTCTTTAATTACCGCTTCATCAATAGTCGAGTTTGCAACTGTAAGGTGAATTGATTGAAGGTCTCCGAACTCACCAGAACCGGACAAAAGATTTTTAATGTGAGCAACATCTGAATTAATTGTTGACGCATTTATCGTGTTATTAATTAAATCTATGATTACATTGCCAGACTCGTCTTTTATTAATTGGGTGGTAAGTTCCTTGAAAAATCCTTCATCCGCATTGAGAATTTTTGCAGTAAGAATATCTGTTTGTATAGACTCAGACACAAGTGTTTTAAATTCTGCACTATCCGCTTTTATAAGTTTTGCAACAATCTGGTCTGCGTCAATGTACTTAGCATAAAGATTCGTGAAATTTCCAGTTACCGCATCAACCGTGGAAGATTGTATTCCAGAAGTATAATTTGAAAATCCGCTACTCCCAAGAATTGCTTTTATAAATTCTGGGGTGATAGTGTAAGAAGCTGTTTTATCGGACGTACTAGAATTCATGGTAATTGAATTTTTAGCGGCAGAAACGGCACTTCCAAGTAAGCTGGTAAAGTCGTTTCTTTTTGATTTATATTGCCTTACAGTGGAAAATTCAACCTGTAGAGTTCCGTTGTAAACACAAGGATTTCTTGTTATGGAAATGATTCTTAGACTTTCGAAATGTCCAAATTCACTTACTTCAACATGGACATAATCATATACGTGAAGAGTTTTAACTAGACTTTTATACTCTTCCAATGGATAAACATTGTCTAAAGTATCTGAGTAGGAATATTGCGGATGAGCAGAAGCATACAGATTTTCCACAGCGTCAAGATAAAGAGCATATTGCTTATCTACGGTAGTATCCGTAGTTGTGATATCAGTAGTGATGACATTTTCGTTCGTGTAATCTGTGTGGCGATATATTTTTTTTAGCATATTTTCTTCATCATCAGTAAATTTATCTGTATAATTTTCGCGCTGAACCATAATTTTAATATCCAGCATTTCTTTATTATATTGTTTATACTCTTTAACAGCAGCATCATATTCAGCAGTTCTTTGTTCTAAAGCTTTATTACAGGCATTGTATAATTTTTTATAATCTAAATATAGCTGATGTTTGATGTTATACGTTTCTTCGGAGTAGCCCGTATCTGCATTTTCATATTCTTCGGAGTAATCAGATAAAAACTTTAGTCTATTCGAATAATCTTCTAAACATATCTCTAATTCTTTCGTTCCATATAAATCCCAGTTCGTATTGCAGGATTTTAAATAATTTTCATCTAACTCAAAGTAATTGAAAGAAGAAGGGGATTCTCCAATCTCTAACATAGTTCCGCAAATATCAAATGAATTGTTGCCTTTAGAATTTGGTTCGACAGAAAAATATACACTACACTTATTGGATTGAGCAGTAAAAGTTATATATATCCTAACCCACCCAGAAGACAATGAAAAACCGGTATAGATAGGGTCTCCAGAGGATGTGGAGTATCCTAATTGTATCGAGTCGGAAGAAGACGAGCGAACAAAGGCACTTAGAGTATATTTCATATTTTTTTCAACCGAAATATCTGACTGTTTTATTCCCGTTGTTCCAATAGAAGAAGATGCAGTTGCATATCGGGTTATTCCGTAAGCAGGAGAAGAATCTATATCTTTTATATCTAAAAGAGTGTTTTCGATATTAATCCAGTCGGAAGAAGTCATAAAAACCGCATTTGAAAGGAGATTTCCTCCTCCATAAGATTTTAATTCTTCTGAAAGTTCAGTTTTGTCGGTTTTCTTTTTTGCGATTTCGTTTACGATTGTTGGGATTGTATAATTGAGAATTTCGCAATAATTGTCCCAAGAAGAGGAGTTTTTTAAAGCATCTATGTCAAAATTTCCGTTCTTATCTACATAGAGCTTTTCATATCCTCGAATCATTGCTGTAAAATCATCGTAGTAAGACATTAAATCTTCGAGGCTTTTCGTTGCCCAGTCTTGGATGGAAGAATCAGATGGGACTCTTGCCATTAACTCTGCGGCTTTATCGTATGTCTTCCAATAATTTTTATTTGCCGCAACATATGAATCCCTTTTAGACTCTCTGAACTTTAGCCATTCTCTGTATTTATCTATGAGGGATTGAGGAAGATAACGATTATCTTTCATAAAATAAGAATAATCTTCAATTTCCGAACTTCCGAAATTAGCTTGTTCTATTCCGGTAAGACCGTCGCCGCCAGATACGGTGTAAGCAGTATATAAATCATCTGTGTTTGTTGCAGTAATAGAATTTTGTACGTTCCTCCAGCCGATGTATGCGTTTGTATCAGTTCCGATATGCTCCACGTAGTACGCATTTATTAAGCAATTAACTGTATCAAATACAAAAACGCAATTAAATGCACCGGCTACATCTTGAGTGAGAAAAGAGTATAAGTCGCTATTATCGATATTGAAAGCGTAAGATTCTTCTGGGAGATAAGATACTCTTGTTTTCCCGACATGTTCTTTACCGTCAAAAGATACCGTGTAATCTATGTATTCTTTTGGCATCGTATCTATATATCCTATTTTCCAAGGAGATTTATCTATATTTGACACCCAATCAACCACTTCGTTTCCGTCTTCATCTGTAGTGATTGTTTCGGGAATCAATTTAGCGTAATATAATGCAAGATGTAAAAGACTTAGCTCAGGATTATCCTTATCGCAAAATTTTACAACAGGAAATGAATACTTTACTTTTGGATTTCCATCAGAATCAAATACAGTATTTCCATCAGAATCTTTTTCGTAAACAGGAAAATCTTTTTGGTGCTTGTTATAATACATCATTTCACAGGAAGCTTCGGTTCCTTGCCCGATTAGAAAAGTTGCAAGGTCGTAATTGCTCAGTTCAATTTCTGCGGATTCAGCGGATACAGTCTTGTATTCTTTTATACCGTCATGGTCTATTTGAGGAGCTTCATTGATTATGTACCATTCGTCATCTATGAATATTCTCATTAAAACATCTATATTGTCGTAAAAAGCACTTGGCTTCCCGTCAATATTTTTATATACTGTAAATGACAAAGAATTTGTGTTATTTGCGTTTTCTGTAACCGAGACGGAATTTTCATCTACTCCATTTAACACACCATATAGTCGTTTGTCGGGAGTTGCTAGATATATGAACTTAGGCTCTAATTTGCCAGATAAATATTCCATCAATAAGCACCGACTTTCCGGTATTCTCGATAAGTAAGAGTTACTTTGGCATTTCCCTTAACAGAAATTTTATTTTGACCGTGTAACAACCTTGGGAAATAAATATCGGCGGGATTACTGACTCCTAAATCAGATAGTGGGATTAGTGAATCTATGGAATCCTTAATCTCGAGCCTTTGACAATCAATAAAAATAGCATTATTTGCACCTTTTGATTTGAACGTAATAGATTTTTGCTCGGTATCATTCGAAATAGTAATCTGTCCATTATCTGTTGGATTTATCTTTATAATGGGATATATAAACCCGTCATAATTATCGGATGTGTTTGTGATAGTGATGCCGGAATTAGCAGGAATTTCTTTTGAGAATTCTTGACTATATCCAAATGGGCAATCACAAGTAGCTTTTATCGTTAGTCCAACTATTCCGCCATTTACCACGACGTTTTCAATGGAGCTGAAAGTAACGTAATAATCAATTGGTTCTTCAAGATATGCATCAAACTCATAGTCTGTCATATGAAACAGAAGAGGATAGAGAGGGGATGTCAGCCACGCGGCAATAGAACGAATATCATTTCGAGAAAAAATCATATCATTCTGGTCTTCTTCGATATTTTTTATAACGGACAATTCAAATTCTAAAGGGGATGCATAGGTGGCTCCAAAATGATTTTGTCGTGGGCGATAAACATTTGATTCTCCTCGATTAATTTCTCTATCTAAACCCAGAGGAATAGAAGATATTTCTTCGAATCCGGCCAGCATAATTCCGAAGTCAGAGCTACTTTTCCCGTTAAATTCAAAGTTTTTTCCGTAAACAGCCAAAATATAACCCTCCTTTCAATATAAAAAGTGCCGGAAGATGGGTTCTCCCGACACAAGTGCCTACTTATATCCAAGTTTTTTAAGTTCTCTTTTGAATTCTTTCGTAGTATAATCGCAACTTTTTTTGATAATCTCTTGCAAGGAAGGCAGTGCTTCTTTGTCTATGCTTCCGTTTACAACAAGAGGAGATTCCACAGAAATATTAATATCGTGCGGTTTCGTTTTTACATTATCCAATAGATTTGATGCAGTATTCATACTAGATATAAATTCAGGAACAACATTATTTGAAACTGTCTTTGGCAGAACAATTTCTCCTATTTTTGCAGAAATAAGACCATCGTCTTTATTTGAGCGAATTTGATTTTTTACATCAGGGAGTAAGTCAGAAAGAGTCTCTACGGGAACAATTTTATCGACTTGACCACCATTTGCGAATCCACCTAGTTTTTTGATGATATTTTTTGCGGCTTTCGTAGGATTGGAAATAGAAGCGGATACCCCAAGCTTTTTAAGTTGATTTACATAATTCTGAGCTGTTGCTTTTGCTTCTCGTTCTTTTAGAACATATGTATTGTGGTGGTTAGCCCCTTCAAGTCCTTTCCCCTTTTTTAAACTTGAAACGCTAATCGTATCATGTGCTTTTATTTTCTTTCTTTTAGCGTCGCTAATATACTTCCAATAGCTACTTTTTTTCATCTTAGCATTATGTTTCTCGGTGTTATACCACGCCTTGTCATATGCTTCGTTTGCAGAATTTAATTTCTTTCGAAGATCAGAGATTTTCTTCTCTTTTTCTTTTTTGGCTTTTTCTGCAGCCTCTTTCTTTGCCTTTTCTTCTTGAGCTTTTCGTTGTGCTTCTGCTTCCTGACGCTTATGCGCATCTTCAGCAGTTTTTTGTGCTTCAGATTCAACATTAGAAAGCGTTGACTTTTTAGCTTCATTGAGTGTGGAAGAAGCGGAGTTATATGCCTTTTCTGTTTCTTCAATCATGGAATCTTGCGATTTTGAATCGAGAGTAGGAGAAGAAAGTGTATTTCCAGCGGCGGTAGAAGCATCCGAAGAAATCTTTTCTTCATTATCCAAAATGGAAGATGTAGAATTATTGCTAACAGTTCCAGAACTATTTTTCGAACCATCTTCGGCTAAAAGAATGTCTTTATTAACTCCAGTGGATTCAATAATTTTCCCGATTTTTGAATAAGCCGTTTCGTATTTGCCGACAATACTACTAAGCAATTTATCAACCTGTTCTTGTTGTAAATCGGAATTATTTTTCAATGCTTTAAGGATGTTATCCATAGCGTCTTGAGCATCCTGACTTAATTCATCATAACCATTGGATAAAACTTCAAGTTCGTGATTTTTCACTGTGTCATCGTAGTCTTCTTGAGCTTCATTAAGCTGGGCTTTTAACTGCTCAAGTTTTGCTCTAGCAGAAGCATTTGTAGAACCTTCGAGAGCGGCAATTTGAGCCTTTATAGAACTTATGTTCTTATTCTTGTTTTTTAAAGTCTTATCATAATCATAATAATCCTTTTTGTTCTGAAGAGCCTCTTTTTGCTTGCTAATTAAATCGTTTAAAGCATCGTTTTCAGCACTTAACTGAGACTCATAAATATCAAGTACGGAATCTCGATATCCTTTAATTGTCTTTGTTTCTGTGCGAATACCATCTGTATATTCTTTAAGCTTATCGTTATAAGTTTCTTCGTCAATTATTCCAGCTTTAAACTGGTCTTCGATATCTTTAATTCCTTCTAAATAGTTCGAGATTTTCTTTTTACTTGAATCTATTGCTTCTGTGTAAAGAAGGAGAGAAGAGTATCCAGCATCTGTTATTTCTCCATCATCAGATACCAAATCAGCGTCGCCAATCATGTCAAGCAAATATTCTAAGTTAGAAACTCTTTGATCTATTTTATCTTGTGCAGAATCGAAGGCATCAAAGACCACTTGATTCATACTATCAACTAGAGAATTTATTGTAACGCCAATATCGGAAAGCTCGGAGTTCATACTTGCAATTTCCGCGATTCTTTCATTATATTGAGTAGAATCAATTTTCACTTTTCCGCTCTTTATGTCAGCCATCAAATCAGACTGCTTACTATCTCTAAGTTTCTTTTTTGCATTAAACAATTCTTTATTGTTAGCAATCTGCCCATTAAGATTGTCTAATTTAGCCTTGTCTCTCTGTTTTCCAGTTAAAGATTTATCGCTCGTAATTAAATCCATATAGGAACTAAGCCTATCCAGACTCCTCTGGAATTTGTCAATTGCCCATTGTTTTAAATTATATCCAGCTTCACGGAGCTGTTTATTTAACTCCTCATATGAGACAATTGCTTCATTCTGTTTCTGGAGCATTCCGTTATATGCGGCTTCTGCCTGCTTATACTCGTTGGAATTAGCTCCAAAAATCTTTTTGGCTTTATTCATTTCGGACTTATATTTTTTCGCTTCTTCTCCATATGTAGAAGCAATACTGCTTTGATAATTCTTTTGATTTACAAGATTTTTATAGTGAGTAGAGTTAAGTCCCTCTGAACCACCACGAGCTTCGATTACTTCATTTGCGGATGAATATAAATCAACATAAGAAGAGCTCAAGTCAGCAATAGTCTCATAGTATTCAGAAATTGCATCGAGCTTATCTTGTTCGATATCTATCTGCTTTTGCTGATATTCTACTTGAGATTGTTTAATATCAAGATATTTCTTGTAATACTCCTCATATTGAGAAACAAATTCCTTTTCGCCTTTATTTAACACGCTAATATCTATCGTGCCGTTTTTGATTTTCTTGATAAGTTTATTAGCTTTCTTTTTACTGATGGCAGCAACTTTCTTTTTAGATTTGCCTTTTTTACCCTTGTCAGTAACCAACATTCCAGTGCTGATAGCCTTTTTCTTAATCGTTCCCAATTCAGAAGAATATCTTTTAGCACCTTTAGAAGAATCAGTTTCGCCCTTTTTTGCTTCTTTCTGAGCAGAGTTTAATTCGGACAGAGTTGATTTTAAGGATTTTGTAGATAATTCCGCTTTAGCAGTATAGAGTTCAATCTTACTGTCGATGCGGTCGAATCTTTTTTCAATCCAGTCAACCATCCGCTCAATCCAATTTGTGAATTTTTCAATTCGCTTATCGAATGCAGATTTTTTACTGCTACTTGAACTCTTCTTCTTTTTCTTTGTGTTTCCGCCTTTAGAAGTTGATTTACCAGAGTTCTTCCCGGTGGACTTTGTTGTAGACGAAGTAGAATGAGAGGAAGTTTTCTTCGGTCTATCGGTTCCTGCTCCATAGGCATTCATTGTACCTGTGGCAAAAGCACTGGAGCCGCCTACGATTTTCGCGTGGCTGCCAGTAATGTAGCCTTTCCTTTCAAGGTCTTCCGTCTGCTTATGATTGAATACTAAATCTCCACGTTTGAGTTTAGCGTATGTAGGATATCCATTGTTAAATGTTAAGGCTTTACCATCTCTTACAACAATTTCGTTTCCCAACTCATTAATTAAAGCAGTTTCATCATGAGGAATGCTTACGTCTTTTGAGCTGGTAGTACCCGTAGAGTAAGCTGAAACAGTACCTTTTGCTCTAGCGGGAAGAGTACCTTTGGCATGGAATGTACCGTTAAATTGAGGTTCTTTCTTGCTCTTTGTAATGGTTTCCTTAATCGTCGTAATCGTGATGGTCTTACTTTTTAATCCGCTTAAAGAAGATTTAATGCTATTGATAGTGGCGGTAGAACTATCTTTAGCCTTTACATCAAAATTCTTGTCGTCAACTTTACGTGCTTGGACATTCTGAATGATTGTTTCCGCTTCTTTTGGGTCGGCAGTTAAAATGGCCTTTTGCTCTTCAGGAGTCATGTTGTTCCAAAGGTCGATGATTGCTGTAGCCTTGTCTTGTCCTGTAAGAGTAGAATACTTATCCATAGCAGATAAAGCATTCCATAAATTTACAACAACAGTAGCTTTGTCTTTGCCAGTAAGGGTAGCGTCTTTGTCTTTTGCGTCTAAGTCGTCCCAATTGTCAACAATTGGAGTGGCATTATCCTCACCGATTAATTCAACAACTTTCTCTTCGGCATCTTCATCACTGATATCGTCTTTCATTTCATCGAGCTCAGAAGTGTCTACTTTAATATCGGCTTCAACCTCTGGGAGCGGTTCTGAATATGTTTTAATAAACTCTTCAACAGACATATTGGCTACATCGGCAGCTTTGGCAACAGCATTATAAGCAGAAACCATTTCTTCTGGAGAAGAAGTTTCTGGGGTCTTGGATTTGAAGTCACTGACGATTTCGTGGTTTTCATTATAGTATCCTTTAGATGAGAGAGGGGCAGAAGTAGGAGAAGAAGTAGAAGAAGAATCTTTAAATTTCGAATCATCCGTCTTTGTTTCCTCTGGAGCTTTTCCTCCTAATGCTATTGTATTTGCATTGAGCGCATCAACCAATGAGCTCATTTTCTCGTTTACCGCAGAAATTCCTTCGGGGATTGTTTGAACATTGTCTTCTTGATTCCCTTGAGATGTGGAGGAAGTGTCCCATGTTCCAGAATTGTAATTATCTGCAAAATGCTGTATTTCTTCGTCAGATGATAATTTACCGATGTATTTTTCAAAATTTGGGAGAGCAGTTCTTAAATCCGCCAAAAGTTTAGAACTATCGACAACTTTGCCATTAGAATCTGTGTTGGACTTGATTACGGAAGCATATTTGTCTAATCGCTCATTTGACTCTGACATATTCATTACGAGAGAACCTTTTTTATTTAGGCCAGCAGTGGAAATATAGTCTCCGAGTCCAGCAGCAGATAATTCTGCTTTCGTGGATTCCCACATCCGTTGCTTGTCTCCATATGATGTATTTGTGTTCTGCCATAATGAAGAATTATTTATTGCAGAAAGGGATTTTTCTACATCTTTTTGGGTTCCTTTGTATTCCTTATTTTTCTCTTCGATATAATTTGGATCTAGAAGAGTTGACAGAGATTTACTTGCGTCGTCGATTCTTTCTTTGAGAGAAGAGATTTCCTCTTCTTTTGCTTTGATTGCGCTCTTATTTTTAGGGTCTTCCGTATAGAGTTTATTCAGTTCAGTCTGAGCAGTAATTAAATCTCCGTAAAGACTTCCGAGAGTCTCAGCTCCACCTTCGGCATCAACGAAGAAGTCAGCGTATCCGCCAGTTTCTTTGATTTTGTCGAACATTGCAAGAAAAGTCTCACTTGACATGCCCATTGAATTGGCGGCATCTTCAATACCTTTTGTTGTGTCGTCAAAAGTAGTTTTCCACTTTCCATCATCAGACCAAGACGCAAGTCCTTTAGATTCCATGTCCGCCATAAAGTTTTCCATGCCGTCTGTTCCTTCAGTAAAATAGCGTTCCATTTTACTAAGGTTTTCATTCCAGTTCTTCGCGTCGTCTGCACCGGACTTTGAGAATGTGGAGGCAATCGCTTTAAACTCTTTTGTACCATAAGATTCGTTTTCTGCTAATTCTTTGCCTCTACTTAAGGCAGAAACATATTTATCATATGTACTACCAACATCAGGAGTACTTTCATCGTCGCTTTGAAGAGATTCTATTTTGTCCATTCCTTCATGACTGTTTAAGATATTGGAAGTTTCAGCATCTGCCTGTTCTTTTGCTGCCTTTATTTTTGCAGAAAAATCTTCAATTGTTCCTGTATATCCATCGTTGACAACGAGATTATAGGCAATTTCCATATCTTCACTGGACAAATCTGATAAGCCATTTGTTGCTCCAGTGATGTTTTCTTTAACAACATTCATCTGGCGGTTGTACTCATCCGTAAAATCTTGAACACCAAGAATATCTTTCCATTTTGTTCTATCGGTATCTTTAGAGAATACTCTATTCAATATATCGTTAACATTTTTCGTGTATTCGTCGGCAGACATTTTCGTTTTGTCGAAGTCAAAGATAGAAGAAAGAGTGCTTTGAGCTGTTTCACTCAGAGAAGAGAGAGGGGAGATTATCTCTTGATAAAGCATGGTTTCCGCATTATTATCCCAATTTCCAAGAAGTTCCTTTAAATCAAGCTTCCCAAGATTCCCGGTAATTGCATCTTGAATCGATGAATCCATTTTTGAAAACGAATCAGAAGTTTGCAGGTAACTTGTTAATGAAGGAACAAGACTTTGCCAGTTTTCCTTTTGTTGTAATTCAAGAGAAGACGATTGTTGTATTGCTTCAGCTTTTTCTGAGTTCATCTCTTCTAAAGCTTCTTGATAATTTCCGTTTAAAACTTCTTTTATTTGAGCTTTTTGCTTATCAGAAACATCCTTTAATGAAACATAAGTTACTCCGGTCGTCGCGCCTGGGGTCACTTGAGCTCCATGCTGTGTCAATATTTCGGCTAATTTTTTATTGTCTTCACCAAAAGAAGGGAGTGTGAAGATATCATTATCTTTTAATTTTTTAAGATTTTTATTATAATTATCTTCATATTCTTTAATTTTATCATTAATTTTTGAGATTTGACCGTTTTTGCCATTGATGGTTTTTTTCTGAGAAGAAAGTTTCTTGTCTTTTGCAATAACTCCTTCAGCGCTAGAGTTAATATTTTCTGCAATCTCTGCGTGAGCAATAGCCCTCTGAGCATCCATTAAGCTTTGCAATTGTTCTGTAGCTGCCGCGGCATTGCTACCTAAATTGAGAATTGCATTCCCTTCGGAGTCATATCCTGATACCAAACTAGGAAACATTTCAGCCAGTTGCTTGCTGATATCTAAATAATTTTCATAATCAGAATCAGAGAGGGAGAGATTTTTGTTTGTCCCGGAATCAACGCCGCTATGTAAATTTGCATAACTTTCTGTCAACGATTTGATTGCGTCATCGGCGGTTTTTATTTCTTCCGTATCGCTTGCAAATTGAGTTCCAAGCTCTTTGATTGATGAAACTTTCTTGTCGTATTTGTCATAAGCTTCGGTGATTTTGTTTGTAGATTCTTCTCCAATTTCTATAAGCTCATCATTCGTTTTATACGCATCACGAATAACTTCTACAGTTTTTTGAACCGCCCAAACAGCGGCCATCATTAAAGCCATTTTGCCTAATGTAGAGAGGACACCTGTAGCGGCGGCTTTGAATTTTGCCATTCCTGTAGCGGCACTCGCAGCGCCAGTCTCAACGCTTGCCATAGATGTGCCAGAATTTTCTACCGCGGTAGAGAGTTCTTTGACACTTTCACTGGCTTCTTTGGCGGCAGTTCCAACCCCTGTAATTTTATCAGCAGTTCCTTCAATATTAGAGATTTTTTCGTTGTCGTTGTTATTGATGAGTTTGTCTAAAAAAGAAGGGTTTTCTACATCTAAATTAGCGTCTTTTTTACCTAATAAATCCGGCCGATTTTTTTTATTTGAACCAGTTAAATCAGTGAAAGAAGCTAAGAGCCCGTCTTCTCCAAAGATGTTTCCTTTATAGAACTTGGCAAATATTCCTCCAAGAACAGTAGGGAGGACACCAGCTTGATTTACAATTTGTGTAATGATGTTTAAGACTTGAGTTAATGCATCTACAATGCCTTTTACGGTATCAGAAGCAATGAATGTACTCCAGAATTCTTCACTTTGGGTCTCGAGAGCTTTCATTTTTGCTTCGATAGAACCGAGATACTTTTCATTCTCGGCCATTGCGCTCCCGTCGGCATTTTCAGAAGATTCTTTTGCATTTTTTAAGATATCTGGATTTGCTAAGATAGCAGATAAGATACTAGAGCGGTTTTTACCCGCCATTTCTTCGATTAAGGCAGAAGCCCTATTTGTCCCAAATTTTTTATCGTCTGCTTGTATTTCTTTATATATCTCCGCAATTCCAAGTAAGATATCATACGTGTTTTTATAATTGCCATTATTATCAAGAATATCGAAACCTTTATATCCGTTTGATGCAGTTTTCGTATAATCCATGATAATCTGGCGTTTTTTCGCAGAGGTTTGGGTTATAAATGAATCGTCTGTTGCTTCGCCCATTTCGGAAAGCTGTTCTTGCGCCTCTTCTGTCCATCTGTTGCTTCGTCTGAAAATCAGACTTGTGACCATATAATAATATAATATTAAAACATGGCGTATAGTCATTTCTGGCTATATCTCATACTTAACGTGATAGGAGTATATATGAGTGCGGACTGGATTTCCATCCTATATAATAGGAGAGCAGGGGAACTGCTAATGTTACCATTAGTAGTATGACAGTCTCTCGGGATTTTTATATATTATGTGATGTATTCATCATATGGTATCCAATAGTATCCTTTAGAAAAATTCGTTTTATAATAAATACAGGAAGCGATTAATCCTGTTTTCATATTATTTTCTCTTTCTGCTTCTCGATAACTATTGTATGTTTTTATATAATTTTTATTTTTATCTAATTGAACTACTTTTTTTGCATTTGTTTTAACATAATATTCTGGATAATGTAGTTTACCTGAACATAGAGCATCGTATATTCTGTGGACATTGTAGTTAAGTTCATTGGCAATGTCGAGTACTTTTTTGTTAGAATCCAACATTTTCTGAATTTTTATAATATTGAGCTTATTTGAGTAATTTGTATCGACCCAATCTGGGATACTCTTTAGTTCTGGAAAGAATAGTTGAATATATTCTAAGATGCTTACATTCCGTATTGAGTAATCATAGAAGGCATATCCTCTATTAATCCAATATTTTTTCTTTATAGAGTCTCTTTCTTTTTGTGGATCTAAATCATGCCATTGACCTTGTATTTCTATGGCGATTTTTAGTCGATGATTTACAATATCTGTTGGAAGAATTTTCCCAGTATAGGGATTGATACACGATTGTTCTTCAAAAATAGTGTCAGAATAATAATGTAAAAAGACTTGTTTCAACACGGAAGCGTGAAGCGATTCAGTTAATCCATCACAATTAGGACATAAAATACCATTATGTTCATTATATTTATCTTCGCGCATTGCATTAAATGCAGATTTTTCTATAACTGTTCCGCATTTTTTACATCTAAATTTTAAAATAGAATCTCTACTTTTATAATCGTCCACTTTGGATATACATTCTATTTTTTTATTTTTTATTTTAGATAAATATTGGTTTATATTATAAATAATGAATGGATTACGCCTATAGAACCAACGAGGTGTTGTTTTGCTATTTTTATGTAAATAATCGCTTGGAGTAATAAAAGCTTTATACATTCCGTTGGTGACTATAATTTTTTCTTTTGTAGTTCTATAGTTTTCTTTTGGCGTGAGAATAAATAAATTTTTTTCTTTTAATTTTTTCTTGATTTCTTCGTAAGTATACGGCAATAAAACACTCCTTTATACTTACACATAATATATAAAATTTCCACGGTCTTAACATTCCTATATGCCTTTGACCGTTATACCTGCTTGCTACGCACATAATGGTGCGCCATATGTTACCATATGTTTGGGCATAATAAGTTTACCCACGAGTCGAAGCGCGATTGTCCTTGCACCCGCAGCTACGCTGGATACATTTTGGATAATAGTATTACCGGCTGTAATAATAGCGGCAGATTCGTCAATAGAGTTTCCGAGCAACGAGAGAGTAGAAGCGGAATCCTGAAGTCCCTTTGATAATTCATCTGTTGAAATCGCATAGTTATTTCCAAGCTCATTCATTTTATCGACAATATCCATTTTGTCTAAATTGCTATAAGCTTGACTCATCGAAACGAGAGAAGATGTCGCATCTTCAATGCTATCGAACTCAGATACATTTTTAAGGATAGAAGTTGCTTCGGCACTTTTACTGGCTTCGTCGATTGATTCTCCAATACGCATCCAGTCAGCCGCAGAAGACTGTAAATCTACAGCGGTTGTTCCAATATTTTTTGAAGTATCAAAACTTTGATCGGCGAAAGATTTCAAAGAAGAAGTTGAGTCATTAGATACCTTCTGCATTTCTATGAAAGCACTATCAAGTTCTTTTACCTTTTCAACGCCTTGTCGGACGTATCCTACAATATCTCCAAGATCGAAGAATCGCGAAACAAATTCAGCACTTAAATAAGAACTCTTATCTTTAATTTGGTCGATAAATCCAAGAATTCCGGTTCTTTCAAATCCTTTTGATGCTTTTGTAGACGATATTTTACTAATGGTTTCATCGTATGTAAAATACATCTTCTGAAGTTCATGATCTGCGTTTCTTATTTCTGCAACAAATTTTGTGATTCCGTTTTCAGAAGAAGTAAGCTGCTGAAGTTTCAGAATTTTTGAGCCATCTGATTCGGCGACTTTTTTAATAGAGTCTTTTAGCCCGTCTCTGCTGACATCTTTTTCATAAATCTGTCCTTTTGCTAATGCGTTATATCTTTTATATTTATCATATGTCTTATCTAGTTCTTCGTTTAACTTTTGAATATCGTCTAAAGAAGAAGCAGAAGAAGCAGAAGATTTTAAGCTTTCGAATTCGTCGCCTACAAATTTATATCCGGGCTTAAGAACATCAACTCGATTTGTTTTAGAATTGTATCGCTTAAGAGCTTCTCGAGAAAATATGTTTTCTAAATCTCTATTTGATTGCTCGTTAATGTCCTCGATTGACTGCCGTTGTTTTTCTTGACGGAGAGTGTCGGCTCCAATTTTCTTGCCTTCGAAAAGCAAGGAATTAATCCTCTCAAGAGAGGCGGCTCGTTGATTCTCGATATTTAACAACTCAGCTTCATCACGGTTATCAGTTTTGCCGAGAAGACTTTTTTCTTTTAAAGAATAGTATTTATTTGATAGATTCTGATAAGAGCCAAGCTCTCTATCTAGGTTATTGCGAATAGAGGCTTTGCGTTCACGTAATGCCTGTTTTTCAGCATTTTCTTCCGCTTTTTTGACTTCTTCCTGAGCTTCCCTTACTTCCTCTTGAATTTGAAGTCTTTTCTTTTCATCTTCTAACCGCTGTTTTAACTCTGCTTTTGCTTCGGAGGAATATCTTTCGTTATCGGATGATTTTGAATCATATAACTCTTGTTGCTTTGCTCTTTGACGAGCTTTTGCCGCATCTGGATTAATTTTAATTTGATTCTTTAAAAAATCCCCATATGATTGAGAAGGAGATTCTTGAGTAGAAGCTTTAACATTTTCAGCTTCAACAGACTCTTCCCTTAATGATTCTGAGCTTTGTTCAGCGGACGCTCTAACCTTTTCATTAGCAGATGCAAATTCCGTTTTTGCTTGAGAAGCTCCATCCATAGCTTGCTTTACTTTGTCTGCTTCAAGGGATTCTTCTTCGAGTCGAGCGGAACTACCTTCTATATTTAAGCTGTCCTCGGTAGCTTTTTCTCTCGAAAGTTCATCGACTAATGAATTTGCCTTTTGTAATTCTGAATTTAATTCTTCTACTTGGGCTTTGAAGCTTTCTGCTTCGGCTTTAGATTCTCCAAGAGCAGACTTCATATTTTCAGCGTCAGAAAGTATTTTCCCGTATTCTGTAGAACTAACCTCGCCCGCAGGAAGATAGTCTCCTATGATTTTTTTTACAGGAGTGATTTCTTCCCCGTAAGCAAGGTCTTCATAGGCTTCTTGATATTTCCTAAACCAAGCGGAATCTTCCATTCCAGTGCTTTTATAGAGGTCTAAAGCACCCTTCATTTCAGCGGGGTCGAAATCTTCTCCGTTTTCATAAGCAGAATAAAAGCCCTCAAGAGTTTC